AGAAACTATGTTTTCGTTGCACAAAAAGTGTAACGAACTAGACATTCTGACCGATTGCAATTTCCTATTTTTAAAAAACTATTTTCTTTTTTTGATTCGCCTAGTATATATAGGAGTATGACTAGTAAAAATAAGATTGAAAAAATAGAAGAAGACTTTGGTCGTAAACTTACTAACAGACAAAAAGAGTTTGCTAAATACTTTGTAGAAGGAATTTATAGTAATGCAGAGTGTGTTCGCAAGGCAGGATATTCTGATAAGAATGGTATTGCTAGAATACAAGCAAACAAATTGTTAAATCCTAAAATGTTTCCTCACATTACTGAATACATAAATGAACTTCGTGAAGAGAGAGAAAAAAAATATGGTGTTACTTTAATTGGACAATTAAAAAGATTTAAAGAATTAGGAGAAAGAGCAGAAGAGGAAGGTCAATATACTGCAAGTATTAATGCAGAGAAAATTAGAAGCTCCCTAGGTGGATTGACTATCGATAGAAGAGAAACAAATCACTATCACGCAATCGATGGAATGAGCAGAGAAGAAATTGAAAACAGATTACAAGAATTAAGAAGTAAACACCCACAAGCATTTATAGATGCAGAGGTAATAGATGACGCAAAAACCAGAAGGTCTTCTGTGGAACAGAGTAAGAAAAAATCTACCAAGCAGTTGGCACATAACAAGAATTGAAAATCGTTTAGGTGGTGGCATTCCCGATGTGCATATCTGTGCAGATCATTTGCCGTTTTGGATAGAACTAAAAGTAACAAAAACTAACAGAGTTTCTATATCTGCTCAACAAATTGCTTGGAATTATGGGTATTTTAAATCGGGGGGTGTAAGTTTTTACTTGGTCAACCCCCTCTCGACCTCGCACCTATATTTATTTTCGGGGCAATATGGTCGGGAGTTAGCGACCAAAGGACTCGGGTCGGTGGACATCGGGTCGGGGTCGGGGATACCTTGTTTATATTTCGGGGACAATTTTTCGGGGTTAATAGATTCAATGATAGAATATACATCAAATTGGGTCGGGATTTTTAATCCAATATTCGGGGTCGGTGGTCGGGATAATGATTTAGTAAAAAACCCAGACTAAATTATAAGATTAGGAGTCAAAGAAAATTTAATCTGGGTTGAGTCCAGGAGCTTCAACTCCTGGAATTAGTGAGTCGGACTCCTTAATGTTTAAGGAATCCGACTATTGTTTTTCTAGTGTTAACTGAGCAAAGTTTGCATTGCTTACAAGTGAGTCCTTTGGTCTGACTCAAACACATCGCAACGGGTCGCCCATCTGGAGTCGCCGTTGTGTGTTCGTCAACTACCACGGCAACGGGGAGTCCGTGTTGTGCTAGTTCGTCTGCGTGTTCTAAATTGTTAGCACTCAAATTAATTGTGAATCCGTTCTCGTTTGCTTTCTTTATAAGCTCTATATTCTTTTTATATTTATGCTTATGCGTAAAGCATATGACTCGGCGTCCATTGTTTGCTTTTACTAACTGATCTAATTTTTTTTCATCAATGGACTCGTTGTCGTCGCCGTCGTTGGGTAGATCGCCTATTTGATTATGACGCCATATATCCACAGACTCGGGAAAGTTTGTAATTTCTTTTATAGTATTATCCCAACTATTGGAAAAATTTTTTTTCCATCGCTTATTAAATCCCGTTTCAGTTTCGCCCCATACTATAGAAGTATGATATTTTTCGCCGTAGCAATCGCCGTTTTTTAATGGGCAAGAGTCTGGGCAACTTTTTCGCTCGGTTGTCGTGGTCGGCATTTTACCGAGCTTCTTATTTTTACTGTTTAAAGTTATTCTTATTTTCATAATGACTCCTATCATTGTTAAAATAACATTGTACCATAAAATCCCATATTTACAAAATTATTTTTAATCGGGTCGGGGTCGGGGTCGGGTCGGAATTATTTCGGGTCGGGGTTTGGGGTTTAGTTTAATATAATAAAGTAAATATAATATAAATGAATAGATAATAAAAAAATAACATTGTTGCCGCTAAAATAAAAAAAGCCCCAGAATTGATTCCTGGGGCTTAGTAATTGAAAAAATTTAAACGTTTGTTTCTTGAAATTTTTTAAGATCTACTCTTAAACTTTCTAACATAGAGAGTAGATCGTACTCCATATCGTGTAAGTCATCTTTAATAGTTTCTGCCATATCCTCTAAGTAATATAATTCATTATTGTCAATTTTGCTTTCTCTTGATTCTACTAACGAGTCGCCTAAATTGTCTATTGCATTAGCAACATTGCCGTTTGCTTTTTCCAGGCAATCAATAGCAATACTTACATATTTGATAATTTGTTTTTTATGATTAATTTTTTTATCTAAATTATTTTCTACTTCTAACATAATGACTCCTTTTTTATTGTTGTACATAATGGTATTTTATAGTAAAATATATTTTTAATCAACTAAAAAGGAGTCATTATGAAATTGTTAACAAAAGAAATAGAAGAAAGATTAATTAAAAACTTTAGAGCAAATGAGAAAGACGGCGAACTAGATTTCAAAGTCGTTTGCAAACTTTTCAACCCGTCTGGAATTGGCACTTGGTATTTAACCGAATTAGACCCCGATACGAATATTGCTTACGGTCTTTGTTGTTTACACGAGTCAGAATATGGCACAGTATCAATAGACGAATTAAGGGAGCTTAAACTTCCACCATTCGGATTAGGAATAGAAAGAGATAAATTCTTTCCTATAAATAAATACACTATTGATTATTGTAAACAGTTAGAGCAATAAAAATGGAATTAGTTTTTATTGATACACCGAGTCACGGATACTTAAAAGTATCCGTGAGTCAATTGAGCGACTTAGGATTATCTAATAAAGATTTTTCTAAGTATTCTTTTAAATGGAAAAACTATTTATTGCTTGAAGAAGATTGCGACGCACCGAGTCTTATAAAATGGATTCGTGCAAAGCATATTTCTTATAAGATTATTGAGACTCACGTTGACGACTTAAACGATCATTTTAGATTGCGAGTCTATAATAATTAAATAAAAAAATTTCTATCTTTCTATGAACCCGACGCTTGGCGTCGGGTTTTTTTTCGGGTCGGGATAATCGGGTCGGGTTCGGGTCTTTATTATCAATGATAATAAAAAGACTATTTAATAATAATGTAATAATAACTATTGGAAAAATTTTTCCAATAGTTTCAATTTATCTCTTAAATTTATGATTGCGCCAGGCGTAACTATCTATTAATTATTATGGTAAATAATGGAATTAAATATGTACATTTAATTAAAAGTATGATACAACTTATATAAGTTGATTCGATAACATAACAGAAAGAGAGAAAGCAATGAAACAACTACAAAAAAATATAAAAACACTTTTAACCACAGAAAGAAAGTTTAAGAAACTTAAAAACAATCCTATTGTTAAAGAGTATCTTGCTATTGAAAGATTAAGAAATAAAGAAAGAGAAGTTGTAAGAGAAACAATGATTGCAACTAAAACTTTTTCTAATGACTTTAATAATAGAATAAGAGTTTTATTACTTGAGCGTAAAGGGTACACAGTTAAAGATGGGTACACAATTAAAGTAGAAGGGTTAAAGTAATGAGTATAGATAGATACAACGAGTCTGAGTATACACAACACGACTATTTTAAAGACTGTTTAAAAGATTTCGTCACCCCGAAAGGGTGGCGAAATGAGTCATATATTAATGATGCTTCACCGTCGTTCTCTTATAACAAGTTTCAGATATTTGTACAACACCCTTTAGAAATGGAAAGGGAAACAGATTATAAAAGATTTGTTATTTGCGATATAGAGACTCAAGAGTTTATCATTGATTATGATGATTTAGACGACGTCGAAAACTTTTTAACCGATTTATGGTTACAACATTTTACAATTAAGGAGTCAAAGTAATGTTTAAATATCAAAAAGATAAATTAAAATTTATTAAGAATCAATTAACCTACGAGAGTCGACTCCGTGGGTTAACTGAGATTCCTAATCGTGCTAATAAAAGAAAACGAATCATTGAAAGAAATTTACTTTTATTTACTCAGATTCTTTCTTTAATAGTAATCATATATTTAATAAGGGACTAGGTACTTAAGACGGGAGGTAAAAAGATACCGAACAATTTTGACCTCCCCCCACCACCCCGATCGGTGGGGCGCTGCGCACCCACCCGCCCACCCGCAGTGTTTTCGACATATAATTTGATATATTTAAAAATTCAGTTATAGTGGTCGGATGCAGAACTACAATGTTTCAGAGGACGTGCTCCGTGAAATTTTAGCCTTGGAAGAAGCAAAGAGAAAGCATGGACTAAGAGACAGAGCGCAAAAAAACTTTATGAACTTTGTCAAACATTGTTACGATGGTTTTATCGAAGGGGCGCACCATAAAAAGGTGGCAAAGAAATTTGAGCAGTTGGCCACGACCCCTGGTTCACGGATCATTATCAATATGCCACCCAGACATACCAAATCTGAATTTGCAAGTTACTTATTACCTGCGTGGTTAATTGGCAAGAAACCAGATTTAAAAATTATTCAGACTACACATACGGCAGAGCTTGCGGTACGCTTTGGACGTAAGGTGAGGAACCTTATGGAGTTGGAGGTATATCGAGATGTTTTCCCTGATGTGGAGTTGCGTTCGGATTCTAAAGCCGCTGGTCGTTGGGAGACTGGGGAAGGAGGAGAGTATTATGCAGCTGGAGTTGGAGGTGCGATTACTGGACGTGGAGCTGACTTACTTATTATTGATGACCCACATTCAGAACAGGATGCCCTTTCTGAGACCGCGCTCGAAAGTGCCTATGAGTGGTATACATCCGGTCCTCGTCAACGTTTACAACCTGGAGGGTCAATAGTCATTGTTATGACCCGTTGGTCATTAAAAGATTTGACTGGCAAATTGATAAAGGCACAAGCAGCAGACCCCCTATCGGATAAATGGGACATCATAGAGTTTCCTGCAATATTGCCCAGTGATAATGTCCTGTGGCCACAGTTCTGGAAAAAAGATGAGTTGTTAAAGGTCAAGGCATCATTGTCATTGAGCAAATGGAATGCGCAGTGGCAACAAAATCCTGTAGCCTCCGAAGGTGCGATAATAAAAAAGGAATGGTGGAATGTGTGGGAGAAGGAAGACATTCCGATGTTGAGCTACATTATGCAAAGTTATGATACAGCGTTTAGTAAAAAAGAGACTGCGGATTATTCTGCGATAACTACGTGGGGAGTATTTCGACCCAACGAAGGACAGGACGAACATTTGATATTACTGGATGCACAACGTGGACGATGGGACTTTCCTGAGTTGAAGGCAAAAGCAAAAGAAGAATATAAGTACTGGGATCCAGATATGATTTTAATCGAGGCAAAGGCCAGTGGTACACCGCTCACGGACGAATTGAGAAATATGGGAATACCTGTGGTCAATTATACACCGAGCAAGGGACGAGACAAACATACTCGTATGCATATGGTGGCACCGTTATTTGAGTCTGGTAAAGTGTGGGCGCCAATGAAAAGTTTTGCCGAGGAAGTGGTGGAGGAAGTGGCGGCATTTCCGAACGGTGATTATGACGATTATGTGGATAGTATGACGATGGCTCTTATAAGATATCGTAAGGGTGGGTTCATAAGACTTGACAACGATGAAGAAGAAGAGGAAAGTATAAGGGTTAATTTTCGTCAATACTACTAGGAGAAAAGTATGGCACTTCCAATATTAGGTTCCGCAGTAAGTCTTGTAGGAGACTTGGCAGGATCTTGGTTAAAAGGAAGAGTGGCAAAACAACAAGCCGAAACAGAAGCTAAAGTAGCACAAGCAAAAGCAAAGGCGGTGGTATATGAAAAACAAGCGACTGGGGAACTGGACATGGAGCGCTCCCTCACGGAGCAGATGGGGGGCAGCTGGAAAGACGAGGCGTGGACGATATTCTTTATTGCCGTACTTACTGCCTGCTTCTTGCCCTGGACACAAGAGTATGTTCGAGAGGGTTTCATTTTTCTTGATACTTCTACTCCTGATTGGTTTGCTAATTGTATTTATATTAGTATAGCCGCAAGCTTTGGTTATCGCATTGGCAAAGCAGGAGTTGGGTTATTGAGTGCAAAAAAGGCGGTACAACAACCAGTAACCAGAAAAAAGAAAGGGTAAGCTATGGCAAAAAAAATTGACCCAAGTCAAATAGACAAGTCAATGCCAGCGATGGGAGAAGAGCTCGTTATCGAAGGTGAAGAAGAGGAAGTAGAAGAGGGCGAAGAAGGTGAAGAGGAAGATGGTCCAATTGAAGTGATTGAAGAAGAAGAGGACGGCTCAGTTGTCGTCAACTTTGAAGGAGCATCACAACAGGTTATGGCACAAGAGCACGATGCTAATCTTGCCGAGATGATTGATGCCAGAGTTTTAGAAGAGATTTCAAATAATTTAATTTCCGATTACGAGGGTGATAAGGAAAGTAGACAGGACTGGGAAAATGCATATGCAGAAGGACTAGAGCTGTTAGGGATTAAGTATGAAGAAAGAGAAGAACCGTTTCGTGGATCTTCTGGTGTAACACACCCGTTAATATCTGAAGCCGTAACACAGTTTCAAGCACAAGCGTATAAAGAACTACTACCAGCAGGTGGGCCAGTACGAACACAGATTTTAGGAGCAACTACTCCAGAGGTAGAAAGTCAATCACAAAGAGTGCAGGACTTTATGAATTATCAGATTGTACACGTTATGGAAGAGTACGATCCTGAACTAGACCGATTATTATTTTATCTACCCTTATCTGGTAGTGCGTTTAAAAAAGTATATTTTGATGAGACACTTGACAGAGCCGTATCACGTTTTGTACCTGCCGATGATTTAGTGGTGCCGTACAATGCGACAGATTTATATTCTGCTACGAGAGTAACACACGTTTTGCGTGTTTCTGGTAACGAGATAAAAATTCATCAGGCGACTGGCTTCTATAGAGATGTAGAGTTACAACCATACACAGAAGATGATGAAGTAAAAGATAAAGAAAGAGAACTCAGTGGTGTAGAAAAAAATGGAAGCGATGAAGATTACACTTTGTTAGAAGTACACACTAGTTTAGACCTTGAAGGGTTTGAACACAAAAGTCCGATTGATGGAGATCCAACAGGAATTAAACTTCCTTATATTGTGATACTGGATTTAGAAAGTGGTCAGGTGTTATCGATCCGTAGAAACTACAAAGAGGGCGATGAATATTTTAAGAAGCTCCAATACTTTTCACATTATAAATTTTTACCAGGACTTGGGTTTTACGGTTTTGGATTATTACATATGATTGGTGGACTTGGACGATCTGCCACTTCTATATTACGACAGTTAATTGATGCAGGTACTTTAGCTAATTTACCTGCTGGATTTAAAGCAAGAGGAATACGTATACGAGACTCTGACGAACCATTATCGCCCGGAGAGTTTAGAGATATCGATGTTCCTGGTGGAGCATTAAAAGAAAGTATTCTACCTTTACCCTACAAAGAGCCGAGTGCTACATTGATGCAACTTTTAGGATTTGTGGTACAAGCAGGTCAAAGATTTGCAGCGATTGCAGATATGCAAGTAGGAGAAAGTAAACAAAATGCCGCAGTGGGTACAACGATTGCACTACTTGAGCGTGGCTCAAGAGTAATGTCTGCGATCCACAAAAGAATGCACTATGCACAAAAACAAGAATTTAGAATGTTAGCAAAAGTGTTTGGCGAGTCTCTTCCACCAAGTTATCCGTATAATGTTTTTGGCGCAGAAGCGATGATAAAACAAATGGATTTTGATGACCGAGTAGATGTAATACCTGTATCTGACCCTAATATATTTTCTACGTCTCAAAGAATGGCATTAGCTCAAACTCAGTTACAACTGGCTCAGTCTAATCCAGGAATACATAACTTGTACGAAGCGTACAGAAGAATGTACGAGGCTGTGGGCGTGCAAAACATCGAGGCAATCCTGCCTCCTCCTCAACCCCCACAGCCTACTGACCCTGCTATAGAAAATGCAAGAGCGATTGCAGGTCAAAACATTCAAGCGTTTCAAGAACAAGATCACGATGCACATATGGCATCTCACATAAGTTTTATGAAAACACCCGTTGTTGCAAGCAGTCCGCAGATTTTTGCCTTGCTTTTGGCTCACCTTTGTGAGCATATTGCTTTTAAGGCAAGAGGTGTTGCAATGATGGAAGCTGTGACAATGGCACAGCAGGCACAACAAGCTGGCCAACCCGAACCTATGGTTGATGGTGAAGCAAAAGTTGCCCAGTACATATCTCAATACACGGAGGAAGTACTGGCTCTTTTTGCTCCCCCTCAAAAAGGTCCCGATCCGCTTGTTGCTTTGAGAGAGAAAGAGTTAAACATTCAGGCAATGGATATGCAAAGAAAAGCTATGGAGTTTGATGCTAGAATGCAGTTCGAAGAGAACAGAGAAGACGGCAGACAGGATATTGCAAAAGACAGAATTCAATCTGCTGAAGATATAGCTCAATTAAGAGCACAAGTTAATCGTGAACGTTTTGAAAATAAAGGAGGCTCTTGATGGGCAAAGAAACAAAAAAAAGTGGGTTAGCTCCTGCAGCTTTTGCAAGTGACCCAATGGCACAAATAGACGCTCTTATTAAAGAAGCAAAAAGACTTAAAAAAAATCAAGAAAAAATAAACAAGCCTAGAAAAAGATTTGATAAAGGAGGAAGTAACATGGCGAAAAAAAATTTTAGTAGTAAAGAGTTAATGATGAAAAGTCAGTACGCTCAAAAAAATACAAAACCAAAAAAGAAACTAGCAGATGTTTCAAAAGAAGATATGATTAAAGCAGGCTTTAGTTCTTTTGGAAAAGAGTCTCTTAGAAAATATTTAAATATGAAAAATAAATTAGGTAGAAAGCCTACAAAGAAAGATTTTGAAACAAAGAAAAAATCAACAGTAA